AGCTTATCATCATCCATATTAGATACCTTTTCTAATAAAGTATCCAATGTAAGTCCTTCTGATTGTAGGAAATCTAATTTATTCACTAAGGTTTTAGGTCCGATTCCTCTTACGCCAGGAATGTTATCGGATTTATCACCATCGAAGATTCTGTAATATACTAAGTTCTTTGATGGAACTCCATATAATTCTTTTACATCATCTTTATACATCATCTTCTTTTTAGTTGGTAGATATACTGAAATTCTATCATCAACTAATTGTAAGAAATCTTTATCAGAGGAAATTATCAAAACTTCTTTTTTAAATATATGTCTGGCAGCATATGCCATAATATCATCTGCTTCGATATAATCAATGTAACACAAATCAACAGGTAAGAACTCTAAATATTTGATTAACGCATTAAAGTTACGTTTCATAGATTCTGCCTGGTCCTCTAAATCTTCATACCCAACTAACCTATTAACTTTAGTTAATCCTGTTCTACCTTCCTTATAACCTTTATACATTTTTTTTCTACGTGTCGAACCACCCTTACCATCAAAAACTACCAACACTCTAGTTGGTTTATTTTTACGGATAAGAGCGCCGAGGGATAACAGACAACCTGTTACCCCACCAACGTGTTCTCCATCGTCATTCAGAGTTGGAACTGCACCAAAACATCTGATGAACAAATTCAACCCATCTACAATCATTACTTTATCATTAACATCTTTTATAGGTGTTTCTGATAAGTTATTAAACATTTCTTTGTAATTAGATTTCGTGGCTATCATTCAATTCAGTTGTATCTGTATTTGCAGCTTCGGTAGCTTCCTTATATCCTAAGATATATGCATCACAGATTTGTTTATACATTTGTTCCTTTACCTCTGGTCTATCTTCTAAGATTTTTGTAAAACCTTTTGCTTGAAATTTGATTTCCTCACCTGTTGATTCATCAACCCAAGTATACCAAGCTCCACTTATCTGTATTATCTTATATGTTTTCATAGTATTCAACCACGAACCATATCTATCAATACCTCTATCAAAATAGATTTCAAAATCAACTGCTCTTAGTGGTGGGCCCATTCTATTCTTAATGACCTGTACTCTGGTTTTAATACCAACAGTTTGGTCAACCCCACCTACTTTAGAATTAAGTTTACCCATTTGTTTCATTCTCAATCTACAACTAGCGTGAAAACCTAATGCTTTCCCACCTGATGTAGTATAAGGGTCTCCAAAGGATACTCCTAATCTAACTCTAAGTTGATTTGTAAATACAACCAATATTCTCTCTCTACCAATAAGATTTGTAATCTTTCTCATTGCTTTTGAGATAATGATTGCTTTTTGAGTAGCATAACCAGCTTGGTCATAATCAGCTGCCATCTCTACTTTAGTAGTTGCTGCCGCAACAGAATCAACTACTATAGTTACCAATCTATCTTTATTAGTTTTTCTAATTGATTCAATTATTGAATCCATTGCATCAAAGATATCTTCTACCGCTTCTAAAGGTACATAAAGTAACTTTTTGGTATCAACACCTAATGCTTCTAAGAATTCTTGATTGATTGCGTTCTCTGTATCAATATACACTGCCATTCCACCCATCTTTTGAGTATTTGCTAATGTATGTGCTGCTAACAGAGATTTACCACTCGCTTCTAGCCCCGTAACCTCAACAATCCTTCCAACAGGAAATCCACCATTAGGTCGATTTGATATAGCTAAATCTAACATATCATCTCCTGTAGACACCCACTCAGTTAAATCGGTGGGTGTCTGTTCGGAGCCATCAAGAAAGTAAGCTACTTTCGCCTGTCCTTTGAACTTTTTGTTAAGGTTATCTGCTAAAATCGATGATAATTCATCACGATTTGTTTTAGCCATTATAACTTATTTTAGTTGTTGAATAAATCCTCAAATGCATCTTTTACATCTGATTTAGGTGTATTACCTGCAGCTACAGGTGCAGCTGTTTGATTAGTGGTGTTTTGAGTAGGTTGAGATTCCTCTTCCTTATTATCATCACCAACAGAACCAGTTTCCATCCAAGTTTCTAATAAACCTTTCATATCATCATAAGTATATTTCTTAAACATACCTGGTAACTCAATTTGGTCTTTTACTGATTCTAATACAGTCTTATCTTCTGTAATAGCAGTTTGGTTTGGTTTAACTCTGATATAAGTTTCAGGATAGTTCTTACCTAACTCTTTAGCGGTTTTAAACTCAACAGTAATATCTCTACCACTAGTCGGGTCTGTTAAATCACCATAGTCTGGGTCTGCGAAGAAAGCAAGTAGTTCTTGATACACAGTCTTTCCAAATCCCCAAAATTTGATTCCCTCAGATTCCTCACCTCTAACGATAACAGGAACATAAGTTCTCATTTTCGGAGTAAGTTGTTTTGAAAGATTCCAATCGTTTCTATCACCAGTCGATTTCAATTGGTCAGCGAACTCCACTAATGGGTCTGCTTCACCATGTGTTTGAGGTGATAGAATATTCTTACCACCAAAGTTGTAGTGGAAAAATAATTCAATGAATGGATTTGATGGATTGTGAACGTAAGGTACTATTCTTACTTGTTGTTTACCAGGTTTTGGTTTCCATAGGTTGTCAGTCTTTGTAGTTTTCGTTTGTAGACTGTCCAAACGGTTTCGGATTGCATTTAAGTCAATTGCCATAATTTACCTTTTTTTAGTTATTAATTAATTATTATTTATCAAATATACGAAAGTTTTTTCAAACTTCCAAGTAATATTTCACTTTTCTTTTCAACACCACTAT